ATGTACCAGAAACAGAAATTGTGATAGTATTTCCGCCACCATGAACAATGCTTTGTAGTGTAGATGGTTGAACAAATGTAATTGCGGTATCTGGGAACAAGTTCTGGCCAGCGGCTGATTCGTATGGTGTATTAGCCAGAACGACTAAAGTCTCATATTGAATTCTACCAGCACGTCCACCTTGACCTACAGTCTTGATTACCCAACCATCATGTGAAGGACCGGCAGTTGGATTTACACCATTAACTGCAACTGCTTCTTCAGCCTGTGAAACATTCCATAAACCAACAGTAACACCGGTTTGGTATACGTTAGGTGAAGTGTTCTGATACAAATATGCAACGTTTGCCGCAGTTGGTCTTGCGGTTGTGTTTGCATTATGGTTTGGTACTGTTCTTACAGCCCAATTTGGTGCGTTATTCGCAAAATCTTTATTACCCCATGAGGACATCTTTTTTTCTCCTTAGAAAACTGTTTATTTACTATTTATCTTTTTGTTTTAGCTGACGGCAGACCACCATCTTGTCCTGGTCTGCCTTGCATGGACGGGTCAATCTCAATCGTATCTCTTGGTTCACCCGTCATAGTTGTACCACCAGATAGAACAGCGGCGGCTTTAGGTTTAGTTGTAGCCTCGCCAGTCTTTTCATTTGATTTATCCATCTTTGGCTTTTTGCCTGGAGTGGCTACTGATTTGTCAGCCTTCTCCCAATCGTATGTGTCTTCTTTGACATGCTTCTTTTTCATAGCATTTTTGACTCTATTGAATCTTTGCGAAGTATCGTCTGTATTATTACCCATGTCAAATACCGTTTGTGTTGCGGATTGTCCATCCTGATATATGTCTTCTTTTACCGGTATCTGTAGATGAGGTTCATCTTTGTGGTCTTCATTCCACTTTTTGATATGCTCTTTCTGTTTGTCTGCAATACCTTGGTAAATTTTGTGTCGTTTGACAGCATAATCAGACATTTTTTCGGAAGCAGTTCTGGTATCCTTCTTTTCGTCAGAAATAATGTCACTATTAACAGCCCAACCTTCTTCTACACCTTGCTTTAATTGTAATAATGTTTGTTCTTTTTGTTTTAGTAATGCTTTGCGTTTTTCAACAAAAGCCATACTATTAGGTTCTCCAACTGGACCGCCTCTCATTAATTTTAACCTTTGATTAATTGTTTGGAGTTGGGCGTGTAATTCTTCCTTGCCTTCCGCCACACCTTGTTTACTACGATTAACAAATACATTGTGCGCTGGACCGTGCTTGAACATTTGTGTGTTTACTGTAACTTTTTTGTCTGGATAATGTAAATATGAGTTATGAGCACCATGTCTGCCACTCATATTATCAAACTTGTATTCATGTCTTTCAGGTTCGCCGTGTTCTGCTTTTGCTTGAGCAACTACATTTTGATGAGATGATTTGAAATCATCGTGACCTTCCGCCACACCTTGCTCGTGAATTCTTAATTGTTTCTTTGTGTAGGCAATATTACTATCAAAACTTTTGTGACCTTTTTCTTCTGTGGGCTTGGTTATATCTGAATGAACTTGTTTTCCACCAGCATGAACTCTTACTTGATATCCCCATGGTGTCTTATGTAGTTCATGTGTGTATGGTCCTATTGTTTCTGAGCGAATAACAGATTCTTTTATCGAGTCTTCCGCTTCTTCAGTCATGTCATTATAAGAATAACTTGTCTTATTATTTGTAGTTGTGGGCATACTTCCACCAGGATTCAAAGTTTTCTTTTTCTTTTCCTTAGTTCCAGTCTCTTCATTCTGCTTTTTATAGTAAGCACCTAATGCTCTTTTAATTCTTTGAACCTTAGAGTCACCGGCAAACATCTTATTCTTTGAGTGAACAAAGTCATCGATAGTCTCGCCAGCAGTTGTAGATTTAGTTAGAACTTCATCCAGTTCAACGGATTCCATATTTTTTCGTACCATTGATCCAGGTGGTGTTTCAATGTTTTTAGACATATGAAGTTTTTTCTTATTCTTTTTAGCATATGACATTTGTGCATCTGATGCATTTTTATCGGCAGTTTCGGGTTGCTCAGGTACATCAATTGCTTCGAACATATGGTCTCTCATCCATTTTTTGTACATATCAGATTTTGTATGTGCAATTCTTTGGTTTTTTGAAACGAATGTAGGATTAATACCTCTAGACTTGAGAAAACGTGCAAGCGTACCGGCACGTTGTCCTTTAATAGAGTTTTCAGATACCTGATTGGTTGCAGACCAAGGCTCCCATGGGTCTGTACCAAATTTCTTTGGGGGAGCCGGTCTTTGCAATAACGCTTTTACTTTTTTAAACTTTTCAGTCATGCTTAACCTTAGTTAGTCATCTTTCCAAGCATTTCATTCTTCATTTTATCAGCAGTTTTGACTGCAAGATATTTTGCCAACTTTACTGGCTTAGAATCATTAGTTGCCATTGGTGAATCGCCTGTACCAGAACCCGCTTCAGGTCCGTGAAATGCCTCGTCAACAGACTTAACAGATTTTACATGTTTCTGTGGTACATATACATGGTCTTCTTCAGATTCCGCACCGTGTGGCTTAATCTCAAAGATATCACCGTGTACTGCATGAAGTGTACCTTCAACACCTTGGTGATGTCCAGAATGTACTTCAACATGGTTACCTGCTAAGTGTTCAATCTCTTCTTTATGCATGTATTTTTTGATAAGACCGATATCTTTTTTAGTATCTTTCTTTTCTTCTTTCTCATCATCTTTTTTAATCATTTTAGAGATAAGTTTTTTGTCTTCAGCGGCATCTGGATGTGCTTCTTCCGCTTTCAATTCGACTTTAGAATCAACGTGTTGATTATGGAAGTTTTTAGGAACTTTAATGCGACCAGCAAGAGTATCAGTTGTCTTTGGCTTTGTTGGTACTGGTGTATCTAAACCAATATCTTCTTTAGTCATTTGTTTTGTTTTCTGCAATGCTTTACCAGCCAAGTTTGAGGCTTTACCGGAACCTTGTGCTTTTGGTTTTGCAACTGGTCTCCAATCGCTTTCATGGCCCCATGCTTTGTCAGCACCAGTTTTTGGATCTTTTACAACCCAATCTCTCGCTTCAAATGCGACTTCTTCATTTGTACCGTTATCGCCTAAACCAGCATCTTCTTTATTCATTTTTTTCTTTGCGAATACAGTAGCATTGTGTGCTGTTTCTGCATCTTTAGCGGCATCTTTAGCGGCATCTAAATCTTTTCCATGCTTCTTAGTATACATTACGCTTGTATCAGAAAGACGTTTTGAGTCATGTGTTCTTGTTAGATGTCTACCAATTTCACTAGGTCTCTTGTTCTTGTATGCAGTAAATGCATTTTCAACTTCATCCATTTGCTCAACTTCTTCCGGTAGATTTGGTTTAGTGTGTTTACCTAATGATGCTTTAATGCTATTCTTCAAACGAGTTGGTTGAGAATCTTTTTCACTCTGAGAGAACTTATTTTTACCATCTGGTCTATTTCCTGCTGGAATATTTCTTAAATCAGTTTGACCTTCTCTTGGTTTCTTGTTAACAATATTTGTACCGATACGGTCACGCAATTCGTCTTTCTCATCTAGAGCAACTTCTTCTTTCGCCATTTCTTTTTTCGCCATTTCTTTTTTCTTAGCTTGCATTTTTTCTTTTGCCATACGTGCAATACGTTGGGCATCAGTTTCAAAACGTTTAGAAGAATAAGAACCTTCTGGTTCTTTAGTAACTTCTTCGTGATGCATTTTCTTTAGTGTTAATGCAAGTCTTGCACGTTTACCAGCTTTACCGGAATCGTGCTTATGTTGTTGTTCATATTCAGAATTTGACTCGCCTGCTTTTTTAGCGGCGGCTGTCAATGCACCAGGATGCTTGATAGCACCTTTAATCCAGTTTTTCTCTTGCAATGATTCTTCTTCAACAGTAACACCTTTTCCACCATTGATTACTTTTGAAACTGCATCGATAAATCTTTGGTCTTTACTTTCAACCAATTCATCCGTAACTTCTACAGAGTCACCCATGTAGCGTCCTTGTCCATAACCCTTCGTGTCACCAAAAGTACTTTTCGGTACATGAGGTTTTGGTGCATCTTGTTTTGCACTTTTCTCATCACGGTCTTTTTTCATTTCATCACTAGATGCTCTCATTTTTGCAGTAGGGCTTACTTTTTTAGCCATAGCTAGAATAGCATTGGCATCAATCTCATCAATTTGCTCTGCATCTTCTTTTAATTTACCTTCTCTTGCTTCTGCGGCTTTTTCAGCATCAATTAACCAACCCGGCTTTTTACCCGTTGCTTTCTTTTCTGCTTCACCGATAACAGCATTAACTGCATCTAACATTGATTGGGTTACTTTGTCTTTTGCGAACATTATACTACTCCTAGTCTTTTCTTGTTTTTATTTTTTACGGTAGGTGCCATTTTTTCAATCTGGTCCTTATCCTTGTAAGTTCTCATACCTTCTTTGTCCATACCGCCTGTAGCAACACCAGAGACACCCCATGCGTTCTCGCCTGGACTATCTATTGATTCTGCCTGCTTTCTAAAAGCACTAAAACTGTGTTCTCCAAGACCCATTTGAAGTCCTGAACGTGAACTAAACGTATCACCCATACCATTACCTAAAGTATTTCTACCGCCACTTACTGCGTTTCCGTCTTTGGCGCCTTTGAGGATTTTTTCGATTTGGCCGTCTTTGTTGAACTTTTTGATTTTTGGGGGACCGGCGATTTTGAGCGTGGGTTGCGTTTCTTCGGTTGCGGCGTAGGCACCTGCTCCGGAGCCACCGGCAATTGTATATCCATTAGGGTTCTTTCTAGGGAAGGTACCCCCTTTGAGGTCGTCAGCTTTTCCGATGCCGTTAGCACCTGGTCTATTGTCTGGTGTTGAGGTTGTTGGAGCGAGAAGTCCTGGGTTGTATTTACCGATGGTTTTAGTTTGAATGTGTTTACTATCCAGTTTTTTATTGCCTTCATTCAAGGTTTCCTTTTCGACAAAGTAATTAAATGATTCATTAATATCTAGCTTATTTCGTGAGTCTAGCCATTCATATGCTGTTTCATTCATTGTATACCAACTTCTATCTTCTACAAACTCAAAAATTCGTTTTCTAAGTCTTTTGAGTTCACCTTGTACTTTGTCAAGTTCAGAATCGTTCTCAAATAACATGGTTTGACTGTAAGAATTACTCCAATCACCGTGGATGAACTTCCCAAGCACATCATTCGACTTTTGCCACTTTTCTTGTCTAATTGACTCTGAAATCGTTCTTGCCAACTTTTCATTTCTTTCTTTACTTGCTTCATTTGAAACACGAACGAAAATCGGTAATATTGCATACCCAAGTTCTGAGAGTTCTTCACGTATGTAGTCCATACGTTCGTAATCATCGGTAGGACCGTTTATAACAAGGCATTCACGGTTTCTAATGGCTTCTCTACGTGGATCGGAAGTCTTCTCGGAAAGACGTTTCTTGTCAGCCAAATAGTTAAATGCCTGAATCGTATTTAATTCAGTAAAAGATTCGTGTGGTATTGCCTCACGAATTACAATATCTTTACCGGAACCAGGTCCGCCCGTAACAAATATAGCCTTGAAGTGTGACTTCTCAACTATACCAGTTTTGGCTTCAGATATGGTTCTGAAAAATTCGTTTAATGTTCTTTTCATTCGTCATGTACGTCAAGATGTTTCTTAAGGTGATTTAGTGCGGCTTCGTGACTAAATGCACTTTTAACATCTGAACTACCAGTTCTCTCTTTGAATTTATTATAGATTTCTTGATGATGTTCAGGCTTAACATGCTTTTTAATCAAGTCTGTGACACCATGGAATGAATGAATTTTCTCATGGTCTGCTTTAGCACCAAATAGACGTTTAGCCACTTCTTTAGGGTCTTTAGTTCTATCCGTTTGCTTTGATGGCGGTAGTTTGTTAGCACGATTGCCTAAACCGTACTGTGGTGAAAATACGTGTTTATCTCTACCAGCGGCATTCATAAGAATCTTATGATGAGCCCCTTTGATACCAGCTTTTCTATCATGCCAATTAGAACTATGTGTGAACTGGTCGCCTTTTGATGGCTCATCTTTCTCATAATCGGAACCTTCAAAGTCAATTTGATGCTTTGCTTTGGTTTTATTATGTTGCATGATAGCATGTCTCTGTCCAGCACCTTTCTTTGTGCCTAGTAGCGTATACGGACCGAACTTCTTACCGACATGCTGGTCTAAATGTGCGTGTAACTTATCTAATGTGTGATGCGGTACTTTCAAGTCAACATCACCAGATTCAGGATGTTCTTTACCGGGTTTTGTCATTCCATGATGAAATTCTGTATCGCTAATGTTCTTATCCATTGTATGATGAGTAGAACCAGCAAATGCAGAACCAGTTTTTAGTGCTTTATGCTCTTTACCAAACAAATGCTCACCGTGGGCTTTATGGTAAGAATCTCCTACCGCTTTAGCAACACCATGAATATCTTTTTGAACTGCTTTGCGCTGACCATGGGGAATCTGAATAGGCTCGGCCGCATGACCGTTAGCCTTGATGTTCCCACCTTCTGTTAGAATGAATTGTTTGAATGATAACATGAAATTCCTATGAATTGTAACACACTATGGTTACCGTATTGGTATTTATACGTTTTTTAATCGTTACGTACCGTACCATCAGATGCCACGTAGCATCTTAGACCTAGGACATCCTTTTCTACCACTTTTGCAGGTGGTATCAATTGATAATATACATGCTCTAGGTCTAATCCAGAACTGCAAGCGGTATCAAAAGCACCAGAGTGCATTGCAATAACCTCATCTATCATAGAATAATCGAATGACCAGATTCGTGTATCATACAATTTAAACCCTCTTCCCATCCATGAGTCTACGCTTTTTTTGAATACGTATTTGTCTTTGATTGCAGGATTTGAGATATATTGTATAATATTGAAGTCATCAGTCAATTCTGCTCGACCGGTAATCTTAAATACTCGGTCGATACCTAAAAGATTTAAATTTTTCAGATATGACAATGCATTTTTCATATTATGAATCTCGGCAGGTGTCTGCATACGATACATATTAAGTTGTTCTAATGTAGGATCCTTGACGAATAATACATCATCACATATCTCGGTTAGATGTTCGATCCATTCTTCAGGTACAGGATTAGGTCCAGAATCAGAAAGTAAAATAAAAGAGTTTGATACTTTACTTCTGATTGATTTGATTGTGTTTAGTGTTTGTTCATACCTTTGTTCTTTAGTGAAAACACCCGTATTGGGGCATAATGCAGACGTTACAACAAAGGCATAACTCATGGTTTGAACCACAACCAAACGTCATTAGCGGTAAACATCAAGGATTTTGGATCGATGTTTGCTTCTTTAATGAACTCTTTAAGTGCTTGTGTTACACCAGGAAGACTAAAATCATGTCCAGCATACAAGCCACCAGAGCGAACTTTAGAATAATAGTTTGTGATATCGTGTTTAGCGTTCTCATATGAGTGGTCACCATCAACGAAAATGAAGTCTAATGAACCATCAGGAATCAAATCAAGACCTTCAGCGGCAGTATTGAAAAAGAATTGAACTTTATCTTCGTGACCAGATAGATGAATATTTTCCATCGATTGACGTTTAACATCATCAATAATTTCTTGAGTAATCATTCGATTCCAGTCTTGATATGGTGCGTATGGGTCCATACCATATAATGTCTTGATACCAGGACATTGTTGAAGTATATTTGCAAAGTTTTCACCAGTCCAAACACCTAATTCAAGTCCTACAGTACCTTCGCCAAGTTGGTTGATGTATTGCGGTAAACCTTCGCCTGAAACGTACACTTTTGAAAAATCTTTTGTTGTCATATTAGTCCTTAATTACAATATTCTCTAAACATTACGAATGGATCACTCTCTACTATTCTATGTAGTTCGAATAAATCCGGCTGATACAAAGTTGCTAATAACATCATTGTTTGGTCATCATCAATTAGGTTTGCATCTGTAAGATTCTTAAATGCACCGCTAATTAATTCTCTTAGTCTAGGCCATACGTCCTTATGTGCTACAATCTTAGCACCTAATATGTGAACGTCATTATTGGCAATAATATTCTGTATTGGTTGTCCATTATAATCTTTATAATCGAAGAAGTGAACTTTATCTTCTGTAAAATCATAAGACCATTCCGTTTTACCGTTAAGAGTAGATTCTTCTCTACAATACCCAAAGTCCATCCATGCAACTAAATCGTTAGATGCAAAATTTTCTTTGATTGCATACTCGACAAAGAAAGTCTTTAGATAATTGACGAGAACATAATCAGCAGACCAGTATTCGGGATTCTTAACTTGTTGTGGGCTAATCATCTTTTGAAAATTAGGATCTTTTTGAATCTTGCTAATTACTTCACGTTGCTCTTGAAATTGTCCGTGAAAGTCGATTGCAATGATGTGTGTTGTTGCACTTCTATTAGCACATTTTTCTTTAATTTTGTCAACCAAGTCTTGTGAAGTGAAAACAACTAACTCATTGTCGAGTTTTGCTAGATGACCGAATCTTTCGATATACGTGTCTGTTGTTCTTTGTAGATAATGTGGTAATCCTTTGTCAGGAGTCCAATCACCTCTACCTATATCAAAGAAAGCCGTTACTATTGAAATATTACCCATACTATGCCACCTTGCCTATTGGAAAACTACCATTATTAAAAACTTGTTTAGGTTCGACAAATTCGTCATCATTTATTTTACGTATTATAACATTAATATAACATTTTTTCAATGGTACAGTTCCTGTATATTCATAAAGATTGCCGGCATCATCACCCTCAACATCGTGTAGATATATTGTAAGATTCTCATATTTATTGTCGTGGGCCATAGACTCAAAGAATACTGGACTATAAGAAAAGAATCCGTGATTCGGTTCAATGCACGGCAAAGTACAAATTATAAAACCACCATTCTTACAAGAATCGTGCATGAACTTAAAAGCATTTGTTTGACCGCTCAAGTGTTCTGTTGTACCAAAATTTACTACAAGGTCAAAATAACTTTTGAATTCTGGTTTACAACTATCAGTATTTAAGTCTGTCCTATGCACTTTATCGTCAATCAAATCTAAATCGAAACTCTCGTATGTATGACCCATTGCTTCATGCATTGTTCTTGCGGTCATACCATCCGAGAATTTTTCAGCTATTGATTTGTCGAGTTTAAATGATTCTAAAAGCGTTTCGAAAAAAGAACGGTCATCAAAGTGTACCGTTTGTGCACCAATATCAGCAACTTTAATGTTCTTAGAAAAATCTAAAAGTTGGTTGTCATTAAGTGCTTTGTAGAGTATTAGACTCCCTTTAACCATACCCATGCCTACACCTTATAAGTAAAAAACTCATCAGCATCTTCAATATCGAGTCTTTTCAATATTGCTTTTTTCCATTCCGGCACTCTATCATACTGATGAACGATAGAATATGGTCTTCCTGTTTTTGCAGTTACAACAAATGCATCTTCAGTAATTTCTGGTACTCCACATGTCAAGAATGGTCTAAATTGTTCAATCTGGTCTGGCTTATTTGTCACATGCAAATTACAAGCAAATTCTTCATCTAAATCCGAAACGAAAGATTGACTTCTATATGGCTCATAATTCATCATTACGTTATAAGCGGCTTGGTCTGCAACCCAATCTGCACGATTAGAAGACATATGAAATAACATACCGCATAAGTCTCTTATATATTCCGATTTGCCGGCAAGAGTACCGACATTTAAAACTTCTTCATTTTTAATATTATTGTATGTATAGTCATTAAAACACTTAATAATGTTATCTCTATTCCAAGGTTCGTTTTGTATTGGAATACATTCTGATACAGCAATAAATTTATTAAAAGGATTTTGCATCCTTTTAGCAATATAATCCATAGGATCAGTTTGAAAAATTACATCACGCACATCTGTGGTAAGAATATAACGATAATTTTCACCGTGAGTTTTAAGATAGTCGTATATGTGTAAGAAACGTTCCATGTGAAACATCATATTACCAGGAGTCTGTGATGGTAACACAGTTACACCAGAATCTTGGAGTTTTTGATTTGTTTCAACGGATGAATTGATAGAGATGATTACTTTATCACCTTCAAACCCACATTCGTTTAGTGATTTAACCCAAGGTTCAACTTGTCGAAAAGTGTAACCTTTAAATGCACCGATTATTAAGTCTTTTGTTGCCATGGTAATTTCCCATTATATTGTTTTAACATCAATTCATTTCCTTTTTGAAAGAAACTTGCTTGTACAGAATCTGCTCTGCTTGCAACTCTGTAATTCACCGTATAGTCGTATGTGCAATCAAACTCTTTGAAATTCTGCATCATAAACGGTGATAGAATTCTATCAACTTCTGGTTGCTCTTGAGGATGTCTTGCTCTACGATACCAGTATGGTGAAAAACCTAAAGCGGCTATTCTTGGTATCATATAACAGTTAACATCAATGAACTGGTCATTAATAACCGAAGTCCATTTCCCTAAAGATTCGCAATCATCATTACATATATATTCACCTTCTTGGCTAACAATTTTACGTAATGTGTATGCCCATTTATTACCTTTCTCAATAACTTTTACAAGTTCTTCGATATGATTAGGCTCATACCAGTTGTCTTCATCTAAGAAACAAAGGAAGTCACCTCTAGCAATATAGGTCATAGCACCATAGATTCTATGTCCATTGTATTGGTCTTTACCGGTTGAATAAGGGAGTTTGATTTTGTCAACTTCGGGATAATCATCTAAAATTATCTTAGCGGCACCATAAGGTCCATCTGTGACAACTAGGTGTTGTATGTTATCGTAAGTTTGATTTTTGACTGATTCGATTGCTTTCCGAACTACTTGATTGCCTGTAGTTGGCGTAATGACGGTGACCAAAGGTTTCATAATATTAACGTGTTAGTTGCAGTATTTTCTTTATTTGTTCTTCGATAATTGGTTTACGATTAGGCCAGAAGATATATTCTTTATCTCCTGTACTATGTAGTTTATTTAAGAATGGGACAATAATCTTTTCAACTTCCTTGAGTTTTTTCTGATAGTCCTCAACAGTTTGATTCTTAGTATTCTGAACAACCGCATCGTATTCTTCTTGACTGACTGTGGAAAAGCCGAAATCATCATCTGAGTCCTTATATTCTTGTAGTATTTTATCAAATTCAGTTAAAGCCATTATGATCCTTAAAGATAGTATTTATACCTTAAATCCTTCGAATTTCTTCTTAGGACTTTCAGATTTAAATGGCATACCTGAATCAACGATACCGGTTTGACCTGAATCATCTATATCATACAGTCTCATTTTAGGTTTGTCAATACCTACAACAAATCTTTTGAATTGTGATGGGTCTGTGTATCTATTTTTCAACTGTTTGACCATTATCTGTCCGAGTCCTTCAAGTTCTTCAGAACTAATCAAGGCAAACATCATGTCGGCTGTAGCTGGCAAACCAAAAGACTCACTCGTGTCTTCGAGTCCTGGATCTGAACTACCATATCCTGACCGTGTTGTTTGTGTAGCAGAAACAATTGGTACTCCGAATTCAACGGCAAGACCTCGCAACTCTTCTGCAATGGATTTGACGTAGGTGTAGGAGTTGATATTGGAACCGGGTTTAATTCGAGAAGAACAACAAATATTAAGATAATCAATATAGATGATATCTGGAACAAACGATTTTTTAAGATTAAGTTCATTAAGTAGGGTTCTGAAATGTAGTGATGATGCAGATGCGGTAGGATACTCTTTGATGATTAATTTACCTGTTACTTTGTTCTTAAGATTCGCAACTTTCTTATCATAAGTCTCTTTAGGTAAATCTAACAAATCATCAAGTGTCACATTCAATAGATTTGCATCTATTCTTTCTGCAATACGTTCTTCAGCCATTTCCATAGTGATGTAAAGAACGTTTCTACCCATCGACATATTTCCAGCGGCACAATGACACATAAAAAGGGACTTACCAACACCGGTGCCAGCAAGAGCAATATTAAGAGTCTTAATTGGGAGACCCCCTTTTGTAATCTTGTTAAACATGTCGAGGTCAAATGGGATTCGTTCTTCTTTTCTGTGGTAGAAGTCATATCGGTCATCAGAGTTCTCCAAGTAATCATGCCCAATAGAATTATCAAAACTTACCGATAAGGCATCTGATAATATTTTGGGAATCGCACCTTTGTCATTTGTTTTGTCCTTACCGTCCAAAATAGAAATAGACCCCAATACTGCATTGTATATGGCCCTTTCTTGGCAAAAGGCTTCTGACTTTTCAATGAGCCATTGAATCTTGGATTCTTGTCCCTTAGCCAATTCAATCTCTTGAAGATAATTTTCGGACTTCTCCACTTCAGCATCAGAGAGATTTCTCCTTTCTTTGATGGCTAATCCAATTGCTTCAATCGTTGGTGTAGTGTTGTACTTTGAAACAAATGAGGATAGTTCTTTGAAAATTGTCTTTTCAATCGAATCGGAGAAGTATTCATCTTTGATGAAAGGGAGTACTTTGCGAATGTACTCTTCATTATAAATCAGGTTCCTTAATATCGTCTGCTCTAGTCTCATCAATTATTTCCTCGTCTATATTATCAGTCATTAACTCTACTAATAGGTCACCGACATATTTTGTAAAGTCTTTATCATGTTGTAGTTTTTTAGGTTTCTTCACTTTAGATTCTAACACATCAAAGGAGAAATGTAAATGGGGTCCATCTATTTCTTCCTTTATTTTTACCTTACCAAACTTAAAGACGGTATCTTTATAGTCACCATCTAAAAGTTTGATATGGGTTAATGTCTTATCATCTTTAGGATAGATGAAACAGTAATCAATGCCTTCTATCATTCCGCACCGTTTGAAGTCTCTACTGCAAAGGTTTCTTCAATATCACCACGCATAATATTACCGGTAGATATGCGGTATTTCTGTTTGATGAAGTCTTGGAATGTTTTGTTTCTTAGAATAGGAGTCCAGAATTCTTTCGTATCGGTTTCTTTTAAACGATATTTCTTGTCTTCTACAACACCATCTAAGTCTACTTTAGAATACCATCCATTAGCAGGCTTAATTACATGACCAGATTCAAGAGCGATATCAAGTAAGCCGCTCCACTTGCTAATACCACCATCAAAAGATACATTAACTGGTATTTTAGATTTTTCTTTAACATAACGACTCTTTTCCACATTGATAATGAAATTATAACCTACAATCTCTGTTCCTTCTTTCTCTTGTTGTCTACCAAGAATAAAGATGTTATCAGCAGAATAATAAGAACCTGTACCCCCACCAACAATGTCTTTAGGGAACATACCAATTTCTTTGTAGGTATGATTTACGACAATCATCGGTATATCTTTCATTGTCAAGTGTGGTGTAACCATTCTAAACAATGATTTGACTTGCTTTGCACGAGACATATCGGCAACTGACTTACCTTCTAGTGCATCATCAACTTCTTTCTTAGATGCAAGATTACCGATTGAATCAATAATGATAATCAGT